CTCCTGAGATAGAACCAGTATTTTGGATTCTAACTGGAATATATATAAACTCAACTGACTTAACAGGCTCAATAGCTACGTCTAAGTATAGTTCGTTTCTATCAATTCTGTCTGAAGTGTTGTTAGTTTCATCACAAACAACCAAGTAGTCATATAAACCACGTTTAGCTGTTAAATCGTTCATTAGTGACTCAACTACACCTTTTATCTCGTCTCTAGTTAGTTTATCATTTGGTTCAAATACAAATGGTTTTGTAATTTCACCTAGTCTTTCTCTAATGTACGCTACAAGTCGAGCTACGTTAATTCTGTCTAACGCTGAAGCTGAACTATGTCTTGTTTTGTTACCAAAGTTTAATATTCCAACACCAGGGAAGAATGAGATTGGATTGATCTTATTCTCATATAACGTATCTCTTAATGATTCTCTAATACCAGTGGTACTAAATTCACCAGTAATACTATCAATGTGACCCAATGCTGTAGCATTGTCTACGCCACCTCGTCTAGTACCTGCTGGAGCAAACCATGGAAATGATGCTTCATCTGAACGTAATAACGTTCTAAGTGCCATATGTGTTGCTGGTACAACAATACTATTACCATCTAAGTCTGTAGTTTTTCCTGCTGGATAAAATACACCTAAGTAAGTATCTGCTGTTACTAGTCCACTATCATTATTATCAGGTACTAATGCTGTATTCTTAGCCCAATTCTGTACATCTGTACTGTTTGGTGCTAATCTAAACGGAGCATCGCCTAAGATAAATCCTGTGTTACGTCTTTCGTTGTTAAGAGCTACAAGGTTTTGCATTAATTCTGAATAACCTGGAGCAACTAACACATTAAAGTTTCTTTGCTCTTCTCTAACTTCTGCTGACTTAGATAATGCTGATTTCATTGCGGCAACAACAACATTACGTTGAGCGTGTCTGCCACAGAATGGTCTGCCATCAGCTGACAATCCTGAAACAGTTACCCAAGCATTTTTTTCTGTTGGCAATGTTTTACCAGCAAAGTCAGTAGCATTAAAGTAATCTTTCTTATACTCTTTAACGTTATTAGAACTACGTCTTAAGTTAAATGCTAACATACCTTTTGGATATAAAGAGGCACTAGGTGCATCTATATCTAAATAGTCACTTGTTAACAAAGTTTTTGTTGGTGTCATTGTAGATGTTGTTACATCATCAGTAGCACTATCGTGGAATCTAAAGTCCGCAAATAGAACACCATCTTCAGTAGTTTGATCCTTATTATCAATAGCAACCCATTTATCTACAGATGAAACACTTTGCCATCTGTTTATTACAGGGAAGTTATCTACATCTGAACTATCTAACCAAAGATCACCATAAACTAAAGCTGTTTTGTCTGATTGTTGTGTTGGTTCAGTTGCTGAAACAATTACACCGTTTGGTGAAGTGTTTCCTAGATTATAACCTCTAGCATCTGAACTTACATTTTGGTAGCCTTTCCAAGCTGTACCATTATGTATCATTACATCAATTTCATCTACAGCACCATTAAACCAAAGTCTTCCAGCTAATGGATCGCTAGTTGGTTGTGTGCTTGAAGCTGAATATGTAAATGTTCCCCAATTAGAACAAATTAAATCACTGTTATTTCCACCTCTTACATAATTTGTAGAAGCTGAAAGACCAATGTCTGCTATTGGCGTACCACTTGTATCTTTAAGTACAATGATACCACCTAAATCGTGTGTTAAAGTAATAGCATTTGTAGTAGTATCTCTAGAAACTGTTAAGTTAGCAATACCTTTACCTGTTAAATCAGAAACAAAAGTTTCAGCTGTTGTGCCACTCATAGTAACTGTAACTGCTGAAGTTAATGTAGCTGTTTTATCAGACATTTGAATAGTAAATTCTTCTGCCGCGACAACTGATGGACTTGCTGTACCTGTTACAGTAGTTGGTCCTTTAACATCACGTTTAAAGAATTTATATCCTGCTCTGCTATTATCAGCTGGATCGTATTTTACATACATTGTTCCTGCTTCAATATTTAA